TGAAACAAAAAACAGTATATTTAATTTAATAAAAATATACGAACAAATAGATTACAATGAAGAGATGGGCAATGCCAACGGTGTTACTGTTGGTAATTTTCAATGGGTAAATGGTGTTAAAGACTCACAAGTAATATTTTATCCAGATCCTAAAGGTAGATTTAAAGTTAGTTGGGTTCCAAAGTCTGAGTTGCAAAATAGAGTAATACTTAAAAACGGTATAAAATATCCTGGTAACGAGCACGTAGGCGCGTTTGGTTGTGATAGTTATGATATATCAGGAACAGTAGATGGTCAAGGTTCTAAAGGAGCACTACACGGTTTAACTAGATTTAGTATGGAAGACGCTCCTGCTAACAGCTTTTTTTTAGAATACTTGTCAAGACCTCCAACAGCTGAAATATTCTTTGAAGACGTATTAATGGCATTAGTGTTTTATGGTATGCCAATACTAGCAGAGAACAACAAACCAAGGTTATTGTACTATTTAAGACGTAGAGGTTATAGAGGTTTTAGTATGAATAGACCAGACAAAGTTTGGAACAAATTATCTGTTGCAGAAAAAGAAGTAGGTGGAATACCAAACACTAGTGAAGATATAAAGCAAGCACACGCTGCTGCAATTGAAATGTATATACAAGATCATGTTGGTATGAAACAAGATGGTAGTTTTGGTGATTTGTATTTTAATGAATTGTTAAATGATTGGAGTAGGTTTGATATAACAAGAAGAACAAAATTTGACGCAACAATAAGTAGTGGTTTAGCTATTATGGCAAACAATAGGCATTTATATACACCAAATGCAAAAATTGAAAAACCACAATTAAACATAAGTATCTCCAAGTATAACAACACTGGAGTTAATTCAAAAATAATCAAATAATAAACATGGCATACGCTGGTATTAAAAATTATTTTCCTAGTCAAACTGTAAGTGACGCTGAAAAGTTGAGCTATGATTATGGTTTGAAAGTAGGTAAAGCTATAGAAACAGAGTGGTTTAATGACGACAGAAGTTTAAGTAGGTTTAAAACAAATCACAATGATTATCATAATTTAAGATTATACGCTCGTGGAGAGCAATCAATACAAAAATACAAAGATGAACTATCAATAAATGGTGACTTAAGCTATTTAAATCTTGACTGGAAACCTGTACCTATTATATCAAAGTTTGTTGATATAGTTGTAAACGGTATGGCTCAAAGAACTTACGATGTAAAAGCATATTCACAAGATCCTTTTGGTGTTGCAAAAAGAACAAAGTATATGGAAGGTATACTTAAGGATATGAGGTTAAAAGCTTTTAACGAAGCAGTTAAAAAAGAACTTAATCTAAATGTAAGGCAAAGTCAAGTTGAAGAGCTACCAGAAACAAATGAAGAGTTAGAACTTCATATGCAGTTGAGCTATAAGCAGTCTATTGAAATAGCAGAAGAACAAGCTATAAATGTTTTAATGGAAGGTAACAAATACGAGTTAATTAAAAAACAGTTTTATTATGATTTAACTGTTTTAGGTATTGGTGCTGTTAAAACATCATTTAATACATCAGAAGGTGTTGTTATTGATTATGTTGATCCAGCAAATCTTGTATACTCTTATACTGATTCACCTTATTTTGAAGATATATATTATGTAGGTGAAGTAAAATCAATACCTGTTAACGAATTAGCTAAACAGTTTCCACATTTAACAGAATCTGATTTAGAAGAAATAATGAAAAGCAAACCTACAAATAGATCAAACTATAATACTAGGTATACAGCTGACAAAGAGGATAACAACACAATACAGGTTTTATATTTTAATTATAAAACTTATATGAACGAAGTTTACAAATCAAAAGAAACAGCTACGGGTGGTGAAAAAATAATACCTAAAGATGATTCTTTTAATCCACCTCAAGAAAAAGAAGGTTCTTACAATAGAATGATAAGAGCTATTGAAGTACTTTACGATGGGGCTATGATACTAGGTACTAATAGACTTTTAAGATGGGAGATGGCTAAAAACATGATGAGGCCAAAAAGTGATTTTACAAAAGTAAAAATGAATTACTCAATATGTGCGCCTAGAATGTACAACGGTAGAATAGAAAGTTTAGTAAATAGAATTACTGGTTTTGCTGATATGATACAGTTAACACATTTAAAGCTACAACAAGTAATGTCACGTATGGTGCCAGATGGTGTTTACTTAGATGCTGATGGTTTAGCTGAAATAGATTTAGGTAATGGTACAAACTATAACCCACAAGAAGCTTTGAATATGTTCTTTCAAACAGGTAGTGTTATAGGTAGGTCGTTTACTCAAGATGGTGATATGAATCCTGGCAAAGTGCCAATACAAGAAATAACATCTGGTAGTGGTGGTAATAAAATGCAAGCTCTTATTGCAAACTACAATTATTATTTACAAATGATACGTGATGTTACCGGGTTAAATGAAGCTAGAGATGGTACAAACCCAGATGCAAGAGCTTTAGTTGGTGTTCAAAAACTAGCAGCAGCAAATAGTAATACAGCAACAAGACATATATTAAATGCAGGTTTGTTTTTAACTGCAGAAGTAGCAGAATGTTTATCCCTTAGAATATCAGATATTATAGAGTATTCACCAACTGCAGAAGCTTTTATTCAAGCTATTGGCGTTCATAATGTTTCTGTTTTAGATGAATTAAAACAATTACACTTATATGACTTTGGTATATTTATTGATTTACAACCTGATGAAGAAGAGCGCATGATGTTAGAAAACAATGTGCAAATGGCTCTTCAACAACAAATAATAGAGTTAGCAGATGCTATTGATATTAGAGAAATAAAAAACGTAAAGCTAGCTAACCAACTATTAAAAATAAGGAGAAAAAGAAAACTAGATAAAGATCAAGCAATGCAACAGCAAAATATGCAACAACAAGCAATGCTAAATCAACAATCAGCTCAAGCAGCTGCTCAAGCTGAAATGCAAAAAAACCAAACAATAACTCAAAGCCAAGCTCAACTAGAACAAATAAAAGCTCAGATAGACTCTAAAAAAATGGTTCAAGAAGTTGAACACAAAAAAGAGTTAATGGCTTTAGAGTTTCAATACAACATGCAACTTAAAGGAATAGAAGTTGAAGGTATTAAAACAAAAGAAAAAGAAAAGGAAGACCGTAAAGACGAAAGAACTAGAATACAAGCAACACAGCAATCAAAACTTATAGAACAAAGACAAACTGGTTTACCGGCTAAAAACTTTGAGTCTGCAGGTAATGATATACTAAGTGGTCAGTTTGATTTAGGTACTTTTGATCCTAAGTAAATTTATTAATTATTATTATATTATATTATGGAAGAAAAAAAAGAAAAAGTAGTTGAAGAAACTACAAAAGAAACAACTGAAAAAGTTGAAGAAACAAAAAAACCAAATTTAAATGACGATGGTGATTACGTTGTTAATTTAGATAAACCAGTAGAAAATGAAACTAAAGAAGATAACGCTGACGACAGCGGAGTGGTTGCAGAGTCTAAGGATGCCGAGCCCACACAAGAACAAGAAGAAGTACAACCGGAAACAGAAACACAAGAAGCTCCAGTATTAGAAGAAATTACTGAAGAATCTACAGAAGAAGAAGTTGCTAAAGTAGAAGAAAAAATAGAAGAAGCTATAATTGAAGCAGATGCTACAGGAAAAGAACTACCTGAAGATATTCAAAAGCTTGTTAATTTTATGGAAGAAACCGGTGGTGATTTAAATGATTACGTTAAACTAAATCAAGATTATACTAAACTTGATGATAATGCTTTACTAAGAGAGTATTACAGACAAACAAAACCTCATTTAAACTCAGACGAAATAAGTTTTCTAATGGAAGACTCGTTTTCATTTAACGAAGATGAAGACGAAGAAAGAGATATAAGAAGAAAAAAACTAGCGTTAAAAGAGCAAGTTGCCAGCGCTAGAAGCCACTTAGACGGGCAAAAGTCTAAATACTATGAAGAAATTAAAGCTGGTTCAAAATTAACTGAAGAACAACAAAAAGCTGTTAATTTTTTTAATAGATACAACAAGGAGTCAGAAGCAACACAAAAAACAGCTAAATTAAATTCTGATATTTTTAAGAAAAAAACTAATCAAGTTTTTAACGATAAGTTCAAAGGTTTTGAATACAATGTCGGTGATAAAAAATACAGGTTTAACGTTAACAATGCTGACGAGGTTAAAACAACTCAAAGTGATTTAAACAATTTTACCAAAAAGTTTTTGGACAAAAAAATGGCTTTAAAAGATGCTATGGGTTATCATAAATCTTTATATACAGCAATGAATGCAGACGCTGTTGCAAAACACTTTTATGAACAAGGAAAAGCCGATGCTATAAAAGATAGTATTGCTAAGGGTAAAAATGTAAACATGGACCCAAGGCAAGTAAATCAAACTTTTGAAGCGGGTGGTATAAAAGTAAAAGTGTTAGGCGATAATTCTTCTGATTTTAAGTTTAAAATTAAAAACAGAAATAAATAACAATTAAAAATTTAAAATTATGGCAATTACTGCAGGAGCTAGTTTGAACAGCACGCCAGCTTCACAGAAGCAAACGTTATCTTCAAACTATATCGACTTTACTGCGTCCGGTACCGCTGGATGGGCGCAACAATACCTGCCTGACTTAATGAACCAAGAGTCTGAAGTTTTCGGTAACAGAACAATTTCAGGTTTCTTAGCTCAAGTTGGTGCAGAAGAACCAATGATGTCTGATCAAGTTATATGGTCAGAGCAATCAAGATTACATTTATCATACACTGGTACTCTTAATACTGGTACATCTGTATTTACAGTATTATTAGACATTGATGGTAATGATTTTTCAGCTGCTGATGTTCACGGTATACGTATTAATGATATGTGTATTGTAGCTACAGCTGAAGGTACAATTAAATGTTTATGTACAGCTGTATCAAACGCTACGGCAACTCTTAAACCTTACGAAGTGGAAAACATTGATGATTCAACTTCTTTCTCAACTGCATCGTCAGCTGCGGCTACTGTGTTGGTTGTAGGTTCTGAGTTTGGAAAAGGTGTTTCAGGTCAAGGTGGTACTTCATCAGCTACTGATGGTTTTGGTACTGTTAAGCCAACTCACAAGTCATTTACTAACAAACCAATCATATTAAAAGATTACTATGAGATTTCAGGATCTGATGCTTCTCAAGTTGGTTGGGTTGAAATTTCTGGTGAAGCTGGTCAAGCAGGTTACTTATGGTACTTAAAAGCTGAAGGTGACACTAGAGCACGTTTTTCTGACTACTTAGAAATGTCTATGCTTGAGTCTGTTAAAGGTGTTGAAGGCTCGTCAACTGCTGATGGAACTGTAAACGGTGCTGGTGCAACATTCGGTACTGAAGGTTTATTTGCAGCTGTTGAATCAAGAGGTAACATTACTACTGGTGTAACTGGTGTTAATGCTGCTACTGATTTAGCTGAGTTTGACGCTATATTAGCTGAGTTTGATGCTCAAGGAGCTATTGAAGAAAACATGATGTTTGTAAATAGAGCTACGTCTCTAGCTATGGACGACATGCTAGCTTCAATGAACTCTTATGGTGCTGGTGGTACTTCTTACGGAGTATTCGACAACTCTGAAGATATGGCACTTAACTTAGGTTTCTCTGGTTTCAGAAGAGGTTCTTATGACTTCTACAAATCTGACTTCAGATACTTAAACGATAAAGCTACAAGAGGAAGTATTAACTCTAGAGATGCTGTTT